GGATAAAGCGTCTGACGCAATCGGGGATTTATTTAAGGAAATCCCGGACCGCTGGCCTAACGTGGAAACCCCGGAACGGTTGCAAGTGAAAGCGGACGACATGAAATACGCACTGAATCAAATGTGTGGTTATGTCGCTATCCAGAGTAACACAGCGAAACGCACGCCGTTGGTGAAACCGGACCACATTCATGATTACATGATTACCGGTATGGAGCGCGTAATCACGAACAACATGGAAGGAATCAAACTGACGCTTCCCGACATTGCGGCGTTCATGCGTGTGGTACTGCTGTGTTTCGGCTATGTCGAACACGCGGAACTGACCCCGGAGAAAAGACAGACCGCGTCGGAACTGTACGACGAATTGATTCTCTTTTGTGAGAAACTCAAAGAGGAATAAAGTAAACCCCTCTCAATTCGAGAGGGGTTCATACTATCACAAATACACGCTATTATGAAGCGGGCTACAAACCCGGACAATGCACCGGCAGAATCTTTCATCCGTGTAGTCCCGGTGTTCATTCAACATAAGCAACGTGTAAGGATAGACTTAATAAGAGAGGGCCGCGAGAATGCTTTCTTTGCACTGCATATCCCGGAAACGGAACGCGCCATTCTCAAAGTAGAATCTCATTTGAGACAGGAACATCATGTTACTGGAAAGCATTACATAATTAACGCGCATATCATCCGTTGTTACGCAGATACGGGAAGGGAAGGTATAATCCACGCTCTTATCAACATAGATAATTCCCTGTTCGTTAAAAGAACGGATAGCGAAATCCACGCCTTTGTAACGGATGGTTGCGAGATAGCGGGAAGGGCCGGAGACCTTTTCGACAAACGCGGCGTTATCGGAGAGGTAGACATTTTCGGAAGCATAGGCAACGTAATTCGTAGAGGAAAACGCCCGGTTAAAACCGCTTTCTCTTTGCGCTTGGGCCGCGCTTGCGACATAGCCCTGTTCGAGTACAAACCCGTCGCCACGCAGAAACTTGGTTTCCGAATTAAGCCGGTTGGAGATACCCAAAGCAACGTAATAGGGATTGAGAATACTTACCGCGTTGGAGAGCATATAGAGCGGAACATAACGGATTTGTTTCCCGTTGCCACGGGCTACACTGGTATGGATAGAGAGCAGTTTGGAAATCTCATCCGTGCAATAATGGTTGGTTTCACTCTGAAACTCATCCATTAACATCCGTTCGACGCGATTAAAGACATGGGATACTTTCTTAACAGCGTCGGCCTTGTTGAGAGAAACCGCATACCCGCAAGTTTCCCAAACATCGCTATCCCGGACAGAGATTTCCAATTCGGCGTACACGCCCTTGGCTTTCCGCTTGGACCTCATAATGTGCATGGGGAAGAACAGGCCCTGAATATCTTTGAAGAACTTGTCCGCCATGTCATCCAACTCATAGTCCCACCGGACCAGTAACATGAACTGTGACTTGGATTTCATGAAGTGATTGACGCAGAGGCGATTGAAATAGGTTGTCTTACCGCCTGTTCTGTTCGTGGTACAGAGATAAATTTCCGGCTTGTTTCCGTTAATGTCGGAGAGCGAGAGAAGTTTTGTCCCGTCATAGTATTCCGGTGTCATTGTTATCACGTTCCCTTGTTTAGAATTTTAGCTATAGTGTTATTCTACCCATAAAACAGGGCAGAATAATTATAACAGGGGTATTGCAATCTGTCAAGAAATGTGATACAATTCATCCGATGGGAGGAGTGACCGATGGATGGCAAAATGCTGATAATGGCCCTGATTGGGATTGCATTTGACATTATCACCGGTTTCCTGAAAGCGGGGTACTTGAAGGAAATCAATTCCACGTCATTACGCGAGGGGCTTTATCACAAAATGACGGAAATCATTATCCTGTCTGGCGGACTGCTTCTGGACCATGCAACAGGCTATGTTGGATTGGATTTTGACATGAACGTTTTCCCGTGGCTTGCGCTCTACATTCTTATTACAGAAATCATTTCCATTCTGGAAAATCTCTGTGAGGTGAATGAAGAATTACGGAAAATCCTCTCACCGTATCTGCGAAAGCTACAGCGTAAAAAGGAGGCGTTAGAGGATGGGGACGCTGGCGACATTCAAAGCATTACAGGACGCGGCCTATAAGACAGCTAAAGAGCATGGCTGGCATGATGAACAGCGGACGTTTGGCGAATACGCCGCGTTGTTTACCTGTGAGATTTCGGAGGCCGTGGAAGAATACCGCAACCGGAAACCGGCCCGGTACTATGTCGATGAGAGCGGAGAACACAGCGACTTTGAGGACATTCCCGCTGGCGTAAAGCCGGAAGGAATCGCCTACGAACTGGCGGACGTGATTATCCGTATCATGGACTACTGCGGCGAAGCTGACATTGACCTGTTTAAGTGCGTCATGGAAAAGATGGAGTTTAACAAGACGCGCAGTTACAGGCACGGAGGGAAAGCGTTATGATTACTACACCTCCCAAATCGCTTGAACAATCCATTATTTATCATTACGCCGCGTCTGTTAAAGATTACAATAAGGCGATTGCAGATGGTGATACAACATGGATTAACATAGCGAAAGGCGAAGTCAACAGCTTGGCCCGTGTTCTGTCTGAAACCGGTTATTCCGTGTTCTTTAACGGTGTCTTAGTTCCCGGCACAGTTACAAGTGGTACTCCGGCAATCACAGATTTGCGCGTTTCCGGCCCGAACATCAACTCCGGGCGTTACCTCTATTCTGGCGAACCGCAATAAAAAAGAAGGTGCAGTTATGGCATTTACGCCCCGTCTTACCGACGCGAACATGGTAAACAATCCATGGTGGTACAGTAAGCAGAATCCGCTCTATGACGCTGGATACGGGTTGCCTAACTGCACCTGTTACGCATACGGGCGTTACGCGGAAATTCGCGGTGCGTTCGCAAATCTCCCTGTTGGCAATGCCGGTAAATGGTTTGAACAGGCAACGTCCTTTGACCGTGGACAAACGCCGCGCCTTGGCGCAATCATGGTTTGGAAGGACACTGAATCTCCGAACCTGTTCGCCGGACATGTCGCGGTTGTGGAAGGATTTGCCTCTGACGGAGGAATCATCTGTAGTAATTCCGCGTGGCAAGGCACTTATTTCTGGACGGCTACCGTCTATGCAAGTAATCAATATCGTATGTCTTGGATGTTAAAGAATGGCCGACATTACGGCTTCATGGGCTTTATTTACAATGATTCCCCTGATACTATGCCGGACCCCGGAGACATTACGGACCCCGCATTAGACGCTATCCCGGACGGTGAGTGGCAAGCCAAACGCACAGGCGGCTACGCTATGGAATCTAATGAAGCGTGGAATAACGCTTGCCGTATTTATCATATGTTAAGAAGCGCGGTATCTGACGCAACACCTAACGGATGGACGCTGAATGCTATCTGCGCTTTACTTGGCAATATTGACGCTGAAAGTAGTTATAACCCGTGGCAATGGGAGAGCGATAATATTCTCCCACAAGGCAGTGACAAAAGATTTAACAGCAGTGGCCCCGGCTATGGCCTTGTCCAGTGGACCCCGGCAAGTGGCTATCTTGACAATCCTATCGCACAGGCTAACGATTACTACGCCCCTAACTACTCCAATCAAACAGGGCGTGCCTCTGATGGTTTCGCCCAAATCGTACTTATGAATCAAACTACCGGAAGCGGTCCTTATCAGCAGTGGTACTCTACAAAAGCATTTACAACCAGATACGCAAACGGCGAAAGATTTACAGGCATGACTTGGAATGACTTTCGCAATTCAAAGGATACCCCGGAACGTCTTGCGGAAGCGTTTGTTATCTGCTACGAAAGGCCGGGCTATCAAAGAGGAACAAAAATCCCTCTGTTATTGCGAAGGCGCATTAACGCGGCGCGGTACTGGTATAACAAGTTCGTCAATTACGCTTCATCCAATACGCCCCCGAAACCGGAAGAGCCGGAGGATGAACCGGGAAACGAACCGGGACCAGAACCAGAACCCCCGGAAAATCCGGGCGAAGAAACCGGACCAGAAGAGGAAACGGACCCGCCGTATCCCGATTACTTTGCGATTAAGAAGCGGACAAAGGGATTTATTATGATTGGGAAAAGGAGACTGTGATTATGGCTGTACTGGATGAAAGCGCCTACTATGAAATGCTGAAACGCCGCTTTGGCGGGGACAGCGAAGAGGATATTCAAGATTTCGAGAATGCCGTAGACACTTACACGGCGATGAAACAGGCGGCGCAGAAAGACGCGGAGAACTGGGAGGAAAAGTTCAAAGCAAATGACGAAGCGTGGAGAAAGAAATATATGGCCCGTTTCCAGAGTGGAACTTTCGGCGAGATTACGGCAGAGGGTTTCCCGTTTGACCCCGCGAATCCCGGCGTAAGACCCACGGAGAAAAAAGAGGGCCCGACTGCGGAGACTATCACTATTGGCGATTTGTTCTCCCACTAATATCATTTGAGAGGTGAGCGAAATGCCCGTTGTTCCGTCTATGAGCAAACTGAATGCCGCGTCTGTTGACATTCTGAATGCTATTCGCAATAGCGCCTCTACCAACTATAAGGACTATGTTCCTGTGGCGGTAGACGCTGACAGCGTCCGTACTATCGGAGCAGTCATTATGCTGTACCCGGCGTTGCAGAATGAGTTTCTGAATGCGCTGGTAAACAGAATCGGCAAAGTAATCATCGAAAGCAAAACCTACGAGAACCCGTGGGCGGTTTTCAAGCGCGGGACGCTGGAAATGGGCGAGACTATCGAAGATGTCTTTGTCAATATCGCCCGGCCCTTCCAGTTTGACCCGGCGACTGCGGCAACGAATGTCTTTGCCCGTCAAATCCCCGATGTCCGCGCCGCGTTCCATGTCGTGAACTGGCAGAAATTCTACAAACAGACAGTTTCGCGGGAACAGTTGCAACACGCATTTCTGGCCATTGAGGGCGTGACTGACCTTATCAGCCAAATCATCAAGGCCATGTATACCGGCCTGAATTACGATGAGTTCCTTACAATGAAATACCTGATTGCCCGGAACATCCTGAACGGGCAACTGACCCCGATTACCGTCCCGACCGTGACCACGGCGAACATGAAACCCATTGTGTCCACTATCAAAGCCACGTCGAACGCGATGGAATTTTTGGGGACTAACTACAATCTGGCCGGTGTCTCCAATTCCAGCACAAAGGACGAACAGTATATCATTACCACGGCGGAGTTTGACGCGGTAATGGATGTCGAAGTTCTTGCGGCGGCGTTCAACATGGACAAGGCGGACTTCATGGGCCACCGTATCATGGTGGACAGTTTCGGCGAACTGGATACGGAACGCCTTGCGAAGCTGTTCGAGAATGATTCCACCTACACACCTTTGACCAGCGCGCAGATTACGGCCTTGAAAGCTATCCCCGCTGTTCTGGTGGACAAACAATGGTTTGTCATTTTCGACAACCTGTTGCAGATGGAGGAACAGCACAACAGCGAAGGCCTGTACTGGAACTATTTCCTCCATGCGTGGAAAACGTTCTCTGCTTCCCCCTTTGCCAATGCCGCCGTATTCGTCCCCGGCACGCCGTCTATTACCAGCGTAACAGTTGCGCCGTCCGCCGTAACAGTAACAGCGGGACAGTCCGTTACTTTCACCGCAACCGTTGCCACAGCCAACTTTGCCCCGCAGTCCGTCACATGGAGCGCACAGTACCCGAACGACGTTATCATTGACGCGCACGGCGTTGTCACTGTCAAAAGCACGGCAAGTCACGCATCCAATAAGATTACCGCAACTTCCACCTATGACAGCACAAAATCCGCTTACGGTACGATTACCGTTAGCGGCGTAAGCAACAATTAAGGTATCAGTTTAGGGCAAGTAAAAGGCGCAAGGCCCTAAGCGCGGCAAATTGGGAATTGTCAAACGTGCGTATCCGCTCTACGGACGATTGAGGCCCGTATGCCATGTGATGTTGTGGGAGTTGATTGGCGGTTAGCGAATCTAAGTTTCTTGCAACTCTCGAGCTGGCTATATCTTGTTTGTTGCCACGCTTATGCGTCGCTGATGGTGAGTTGGAGTTGGAGGGGGTAAGAGGTGTCGTCTCCTACCGGCTTACCCCCTCTGACGCTGACTATGAAAAGGAGACATTATGACTTACAGGGAAATTTGCCTGAGAGAAGCAATGAGGGTTGTGTGTCAAAGCCGGGAACAGGAATACGGTTCGCCGGAAGACAGCTTCCAGCAGATTAGGGAACTGTGGGAGGCTTATTTGGGCTTGACACTTGCCCCGCATGACGTGGCTATGATGATGGCCTTGCTTAAAATCGCCCGGATTAAGAGCGGACATTTTAAGGAGGACAGTTTCATTGACGCGGTGGGGTATGTCGCGTGCGGGTATGAGATTGCACGGATGGAAAACGAAGGGAAGTTCGCCGGGGTAAGTAAGGATAAGGACAAGGCCGCGTCAGAGACAGGGGAGCGGAGAGACAATGAGGCGCGGGGAGAAAACGTAACGCGGGGAGATAATGAGGAACGGGGAGAAAGTGTAACGCAGGTAGACAATGATACGCCGCCTGATACGGATACGCGAACGGACACGAATACGCGAACGGAAACGGACCTCCAAACGGAAACGAAATTTCAATTCGGCGTGAGGGATGGGGAGACAAAGACGACAGAGGAACGCGAAGCAGAAGTCCAATCGTGCGTTGCCTATGGATTGCGGGAAAGTCAAAAAGAAATGCGTTCGCCTGTTTTCCGGGACGCACAGAAAGGAATCGGGGCGGGATTTGCTTATGCTTCCCCAAACGGACCGGGTATGCCGTGCGAGTACCCGTGAGAGGTTGGCATACGCCCGAAATCAAAGCATACAACATTGCCAACGGACCCGGCGTGAGAGTTGCAATGAAATCAAGAAACTGAATGACACTGGCATACGCCCGAAATCAAAGCATATGACATTGCCAACGGACCCGGCGTGAGAGTTGCAATGAAATCAAGAAACCGAATGACACTGGCATACGCCCGAACCCTTGACCCGGAGTTTGATTTGGCCCTTGGGCTTGCCGGTATGGGTGGAATTGAACCGGAGGTTTGCGGTATGAATTACGCCGAAATCAAACCATATGACATTGCCAACGGACCCGGCGTGAGAGTGTCCCTGTTCGTTTCCGGTTGCCGGAGACATTGTTTACACTGCTTTAATTCTCTGGCGTGGGAGTTTGATTGTGGGAGACCGTTTACTGCGGAGACAGAGCGGCAACTGCTTTCTATGATTGACGCTGGTTTTATTAACGGCTTTAGCGTCTTGGGCGGTGAACCCTTTGAACCGGAAAACCAGACGACGTTACTGAATTTCTTGCCGAAGGTGAAAAAGAATGTTTGGGCGTGGACCGGATTTCAGATTGAAGAATTGGGCCTTGACAATCCGCTCTTGCGCTTTGTTGATGTTCTTGTGGACGGCCCTTTTATTGAGGCCGAAAAAGATTTGGGCCTTGTTTTTCGGGGAAGCAGAAATCAAAGGATTATTGATGTAAAGCGGACCTTGGAAACAGGGAAGGTAACATTGAAACGGGGGTATGAGCGTGGCCGAAATTTCCCCACAAACTGACATTATCGTCATGGCTGGCTTGCCGTTCCCTGTTGACTATGATTATACTATCCATTTTGAATCATTGTCCGCGCAATACAGATTTATTTTGGGTAGTGCTGTTTATGTTGACGGGAACAGATATTTTACAAGGTACAAATTAACAAGGCAAATGTACCAGAGGCAAGAAAGAGGCTGGATGAAGATACAGATTAAGTACCAGACAGCGCGAACACTTAATTATCTGGCCTTTCGGAATGGCGAAGGATTGAACTGGGTATTTGCTTTTATTACTAATGCTGAATATATCAATGAAAACACCTCTCTAATT